CTAGCCGTCCTTAACGGACGTATGGCCTATTATCTTGATAAACTTCATGCAAATTGTCTATGCCAGTTCGATGAGTTCTTTGATGAACAAATCACCGATGAAAAAGGAGAATTAAAATCTTACTTTAACTTCTCAGGCGGTGAACGAAAGAGAATTGATTTAGCTTGTTTATTTTCATTCTTAGATATTCGCAGGATGCAAGGCGATGTTCACTTCTCTACTATCTTTTACGATGAATTACTTGATTCTTCCCTCGATGATAAGGGCGTTGAGTTAGTGCTCGACGTTCTACGGGAAAGAGCACAAAAGCATAACGAAAATTGTTATATCATTACTCATCGCGGTACTACTATTACTGAGAAAATTGATAACACAGTATTTCTGGAAAAACGTAATAATTTCACCTATTTATTAACATAACCTTTATGTCACAGTTCATCGTACAACAATCTGGTATCCCGAATCTTATGGGTGCACCTATCGGCCTACCGCCCTTTATTCCTTCTACTACACAAGTATTACAAACACAGCAAGGACCCGGTTTACCACCACCTGAAATCCCTGGCCAAGGATTACCTAGAGCTATTAACTACTTAGCTGATTATGGCGGTTGCTCATGGTATCGTTGTATGGCACCGAATCTGATGCTTAATCTTTATCAGAAAGCGGTAATGCTGGAACTTACTACAATGGTTTTAGATCCAAGATTCTATGCTGGTGTTAAAGCTGTTAAAATTCAACGCCAAGCCACCCCGATTCAAAGAGACTTTGTTAAAATGCTTAAAGAGATTTCACGACAAATGCCTGATGGAGGATTTAAGCTCATTTACGAAATTGACGATATTGTTTTTAGAGAAGATATTCCTGACTTTAATCGTAACAAAGATGCCTTTGTTGCCGATGAAATTCGTAACTCTATTTTAGAAATTCTTGATATGTGTGATGAGGTTACAGTTACCTGTGACTTTATGAAAGATTACTTTAACGAAAAAATGGGAGTAAAAAAGACAACCGTTATCCCTAACTATCTTACAAGATGGTGGTTTGATAGATATTACAACCTCGATAGGCTTGTTAAAAATTTTGAGAAGAATAAAAAGAAGCCTGTTGTATCTATTTTTGCTTCTGGTACACATGTTGACGTTACAAACCGTACAGGTCAAAAAGATGACTTTGAAATGGTAGTTCCGGCTATTATTAAAGCTAGAAAAGATTTTAGATGGAAGTTCTACGGCTGCTATCCTTTACCATTAAAACCATTTATTGACAGAGGTGAAATAGAATTCTGTGAATGGACACCGCTCCCAGAGTTCCCAGGCGCTATGGCAGAGTCTGGTACTCAAGTAACCTTTGCTGCTCTTCAAGACAATAACTTTAATAGAGCTAAATCGAATATTAAACTCTTAGAAGCCGCTGCTTTGGGTATTCCTTGTATCTGCCCAGATATGGTTACATATAAGGACGCTAAGCTCAAGTATTCTAATCCTGCAGAATTTATTGACTGTATTAAAACTGCTACTAAGAACCAGCATACCTATGCTGACTATTGTAAGAAGGCTCGAGAGTACGCTGATGGTTTTTGGCTAGAAGATGAAAAGAACCTCATGAAACACCATGAGGCATATTTCACACCTTACGGATCCCCCGATCGTAAATATTTGCTTGAGACTAATCCTAAGTCATAATACAATAGGTAGTAGTGTATAGGAACGCATCATATAACCCACGAGAGGGAACTGTTTATCTAAGAACTTGGACTGAAGATGGTGCAAGAATTGATACTGAAGTTCCCTTTACCCCTTATCTCTTTACGGAACAGAAAGATGCTAAGGATGCTACTTCTATCTTTAAGACACCTCTCAAAAGACACTACTTTAAGAATACATTTGAGCGTACTAAGTTTGTTACAGAAACTAAGAATCCGAGACTGTTCGGTAACTTACCAGTTGATCAGCAGTTCTTAGTTGATAGGTTCAAAGAAGAAGTTCATAAACCAGAATTTAGCCAATTTCCTCTCAAAGTTTACTTTATCGATATCGAAACATACTCACCGGGCACTTTCCCAATACCGAAATATGCCAAAGACCCTGTTAATCTTATTACAGTATTAGATACACTTAGTGGTAAAATTCATACTTGGGGTCTCAGAGAAGACTACAAACCAAAGCTTGACAACGTTACTTACTATTGCTGTAAGACTGAAGGTGAGTTGTTTGAAAGATTTGTTAATTTTTGGAAGAAAGATCCACCGGATATCTTAACCGGTTGGAACACCGAGCAGTTCGACGTACCTTATATTATTAATCGAGCTAAGAACTTACTCGGTGAAGATTTTATTCGTCAACTCTCACCCGTCGGTCAAGTTCATTACAGAGAAAATTTTGCCAAGTTTGGTAAAGAAATGGGTAGATGGTATATCTCCGGGGTTAGCTGTTTGGACTATATGGAGATTTATAAAACCTATTCAAAGGGTGATAGAGAGTCGTTCTCTCTGAATTATATCTGTGAATATGAACTTGGTGAAGGTAAACTTGCTATTAATGCTACTAACCTTTCATCTCTATCTGAAACTGACTGGGAAAACTTTGTAGACTACAACATTCAGGACGTCGATCTACTTCGTAAACTTGAAGAGAAACTTAATTACCTCAAAATTATTCGTCTCTTATCCTATAAAGGTTGTACCAACTTCGAAAGAGCTTTAGGTAAGGTTTCGATTGTAACTGGTGCTATGACACTTCAGGCACAGAAACAAGGCTATATTATCCCTACCTTTAAGAACGAGGTAGAGAGAGAATCCCTTGAAGGTGGCTATGTCCGGGACCCGGAAAGAGGTCTTAAAGAGGCTATTGTATCCTTTGACGTCAACTCTCTATACCCGAATACTATTATCACTCTTAATATTGGTTCTGAAACTAAACTTGGTAAAATTGTAACCGGTGACCCTGAATACGATAAAGAGGTTGAAATTAAGCTAGAGTCGGGAGGAATGTTTAAAGTAACTGTTGCTAAACTTAAGAAGTTCTTAAAAGACGAAAACGTTGCTCTATCGAAAGCAGGAGTACTTTACTCTCAGAAGTTTAAAGGTGTCTGTCCTAACTTGATTAATAGTATCTACGAAGAGCGGGTGTATGCTCGTAATGAGATGATACAGCTTAAGAAGACTAAGCAGAAGGACAAAGAGACTGTCGGTAAGATTCAGTACTTTGACACGCTTCAATATACGTTAAAGATTCTTCTTAACTCTATTTACGGAACGTTTGCTAACAAGCACTCAGCGTTCATGGATATTGATAACGCCTCGTCAATTACTTTGACTGGGCAGGCCGTTGCCAAGGCTGGCGGTGCTATTGTGGATGCCTGGGCTAAAGTGAAGTTTGGTATTACTGAATCTCTCATTATTGCCGGTGATACTGACTCACTCTATACCACAATACAACCTATTCTTAATAGGCTTAATTTACCTCTTGTAAAAGATGGCTCCATTACTCCAGAAGCTCATAAGATTATTAATGCCATGGAAAAGCATCTCAATACTGAGATCATTAACTGGGCTAAAACAGATCTTAATTCTGCTGATCCTCGATTTGTCTTTAAACGAGAAGCTATTGCTGATGTTGGCGCCTTCTTAATGAAGAAGCGTTATATTATTCATATCTTGGATGAAGAAGGCGTTCCTACTAATAAATTCAAGTACGTGGGTGTTGAACTGGCCCGGTCAACAACCCCTAAGGAGGTTAAGGCTCTGATTAAGAAAACTATTGATACAGCCTTTTTATCAAAAGATGTTAAAAAGACTAATGAAGTATTTCGCGAAGCTTACGATCACTTTAAAAACTTAGATATAACTGAAGCAGCATTCCGTAAAGCTGTTAAAGAGCTTGAGAAGTATTCAGGTGGCGCGTCTCTTCATAAATTTAACCTTGGCACACCCTGTCACGTTAAGGCGGCATTAGCTTACAACTTCCTTCTCGAAAAAATGGGTATACAGACCAAATACGAGCAGATTAATTCAGGGCAGAAGATCAAATACTTCTATGCTATGAAGAACCCTTATGGTTTGGATGCGGTAGCATTTGCTAGCGAGTATCCAAAAGAGTTTCACGAGATTAAAATCGATTACGATAAAATGTTTGGTAAGATTGTTGTACCGCCAATTGAGGCTGTTTATGAAGCTATTGGGTGGAGAATTCCTGTAATTGGTAAAGAGGTACAAACAGATTTATTTGATTTATTTGGAGATTGATTTATTATTACAACTATGCTTATTTCACATGAAACACCTGTATCACTACTTCCTTACTCTTGGGGATATAATTCATACGATTATGCTCTCGTACATTTGCTACCCGAGAATCAAGCGTATAAAGACTTTTACTTTAAGTCTGTAGCTTATGGACGGAGAGTTTTATTAGACAATTCTATCTTTGAGCTCGGAACATCTTTTGATCCTGATCAGTTTGCTTATTGGGTTAAAGAACTTAAACCTTTTGAGTACGTTATCCCTGACGTATTAGAAGATACTGCTGGTACTTGTATGTCAATGGATAACTTCTTATCGAAGTACTCTGATCTCCCTGGTCGTAAAATCGGTGTTGTACAGGGCAAGACATATCAAGACATTGTTGACTGTTATCGCTTTGTTGCACCTAAAGTCGATAAAGTAGCTATTTCTTTTGACTACTCTTACTATCTAGAAAATTGTGATTGGTCTCAGATTAATGTCCCCGGCTTTGTTAAGAAGCAGGAAGATAACAAATGGCTCAAATATGCTGTAGGCCGTGTTAAACTACTTGACGATCTTTATGACGATGACGTACTTGATGTTAATAAACCTCACCATCTCTTAGGTGCATCCCTTCCCTGGGAGTTTGCATTATATGCTGATAATTACCTCAGTGAATATATTGAAACCGTGGATACTTCAAATCCGATTGTGGCAGGTATTTTGGGGAAAAAGTACGAACCAGAATACGGATTGTCAGAAAAATGGTCAGTGAAGCTTGTAGACTTTATTGATGCTGAATTGACTACACAGCAAGTCTACGATTCATTCTGGAACATTACACAGTTTAGAAAACTCTGTAGATGAAAAGGCCTTGGGTAACATTATTTTCCCAAACTGGTTCTGAGATTTATAATATCTCAAAAAAAATTAATCGCGCTCCAGATGTCATTATAACAAATAAATCTAAGGACAAGTTTTTAGAAATTAAACCTGAACTGTTTGATGAGTATAGCGATCGTTTTGTTTGGTTACCTAAAAAACCAGCCGTAGAAGAATATATTGAAGCTATTCCAAACGGTTCGTTTGTTACGCTTCATGGATGGTTAAGAATTATTCCTGCTGAAGTTTGTGAATTATATGAAATTTATAATCTTCATCCTGCACCAATACATTTAGAAGGATATGACAAATATAAAGGTAAAGATCCTCAAGTTAGAATCTTTGAAGATAAGGCAAAATATTCCGGAAACGTAATTCATGAATGTATTGCTGAATTAGATGCCGGTGAAATAATAGCTCGAAATAATTTTGATGTTCGAGGCTTTGATCTTGATATGATTTTTAAACTAACACATTCAAAGGCTACAGAACTTTGGTGTAGCTTTTTAGAAAATAGGGTATAATATAGAAAGTTATGAGAGTTTCGTTTACAGGTGCGCAGAGTACTGGTAAGACTACATTACTGAATAAGTGTAAAGAAATCTACAATGATTATAAATTTGTAGATGAGGTTACTCGTTATGTTCGTCGGACTTATGACGTAAAGATTAATGAGATTGGTGGTACTGAAACTCAGTTGTATATTTTAGCTGAACATATTAAGAATCATCTTAAACCGGATGAAAATTTAATGCTTGATCGTTGTATTTTAGATGGATATGTTTATACAAAGTATCAGGTCAGCCAAGGTAAGGTAAAAGAGGATATTTTGCATGCATTTAATGATGTGTTTAACATACTTTTCGATAAATTAGATTATATTTTTTATACTGATCCTTCAGATGTAAAGTTAGTTGATGACGGAGAACGTAGTATTGATTTTAAGTTTAGAGACGATATAATAGATCTTTTTGAAGATGTAATTACGTACAAAATGTCTCCGAAGAATAAAGAAAAGATCATAAGACTTAAAGGTTCTGTTGATCAGAGAATGAAAATAATTGACAAATATTTAAAACAATGAGCACTAACTTAACTGATATCGCATCCAAAACCCTCGGTTCTTCTGCATCATACGCAGTATATACTGAGAAATTTGACCCAACACTTCTTAACCCTATGCCTCGTAAATTAGCACGGGACGGCTGGGGCATTAAAGGTAGGGAGTTTGTAGGTTTTGATACCTGGCACTGTCATGAAGCTACTTTCCTTTTAGATAACGGTGCACCTATTGCAGGCACTTTAAAGTACACCTACTCTTCTGATTCAGAATTTATGGTAGAATCAAAATCTGCTAAACTATATCTTAACACTTTTGATATGTGCAAGATGGGTTCAACCGTAGAGAACGCTATTACTAATTACGAGAATCAAGTCCGCAACGACTTAAAAGAAGCTCTCAAGACAGACGTTGAGGTTAAGTTTTTTAAATCAGGTGAAGATGAAAACGGTATATTCCCTATGACAGGATATATCGACCTTCAGACATTTTTAGGCACCGATCTCAATCATATGATTATTGAAGATTATGATGCTAAAGAGAATCATTTGCAGTTTGAAAAAGTGAAATTTAGCCCGTATGGTTATAGTGCAACGGGAAATAAGGCCTTATTTAAAAATAAATTTTTTACAAACGCTCTGAGATCTCGGTGCCGTCATACAAAGCAGAAAGATACAGGTGCTGCTTATATCTCAATTAATACTCTTGACTGTGTTATTAAACCTGAGACTCTATTCAAACAAATCGTCTCACTGAGAGAGGTTAATGAGTTTCATGAGTTTTGTGCAGAAAAACTCTATACAGAAATTATGAAACATCCTGAGGTAGAGTCTTGCTGTGTCACTTTACTTTATTCCCGTAGAGGTTCTTTAGATATTAATCCCACTCGAGCAACTTTCTTTGATATGCTGCCACCAGTACTGTATAATACAAAATATTATACAAAAAAGGCTATGGGTCAGTAGAATTTCAGAAACAACAAATATAAATTATATACATTATGGCAAATACAGAAAATAAAATTGTAGTATTCTTCGACACAGTCGGTAGAACAATCTTAGGCGAAAAATTAGAAGATAAAACAACAGATAAGGTTCTTTCTATTAAGAACCCTGCTGTTGTTCATATTATGCCTAATCAGCAAACCGGTCAACTCCAGCTTCAAATCCTCCCTTTATTCTTTAAGGAATTCTTAGCTGATAAAGACACCGGTACAGTTTGGAGCTACAATCGGGAAAACATTACTGAAGCTGTTGACGTAACCTTTGACTTTAAACTTGAAGCTCAATACCGTCAAATCTTTGCTTCAGGTCCTGCTCCTGCACCTCAGCAGCCACAAGGTTCACCAGAAGTTATTAAACTTTTTGACGAATAGTAGGTTGCATTCCTCTAAGGTTCCTGCACAATAGAGATATGGCAAAAAAAGACGATCCCTTGGCTGGTCTCAAAGATATTTTTAAATCTGTTGATGACCTTAACCCCGATGCAGCAATCTTAGAGGCTTCTACTCTATCAACCGCAGATGATTGGATTGATACAGGCTCTTATGCCCTCAATGCAATCATTTCCGGTTCTATGTATAAAGGTATCCCTGTAGGCCGTATTACTGGGTTTTCCGGTCCTTCGATGGCCGGTAAAACACTTATCATGAATAAGATTATGGCTAATGCCCAGAAGAAAGGGTTTGTTGCTGTAATTTGGGATTCTGAGGTAGCCGTTGATAAAAAAGGGGCAGCTGCTGTTGGTATGGACCCGTCTCGTACTAAGTACTACCCGGTTGAGACAATTGAAGATTGCCGCAACCAGATTTGTGCATTCTTAGACAATGTCATTAAAGCCGATAACCCTGATTTAAAGTTTATTGTTTCAATTGACTCATTAGGTAACTTAGCTTCTGCTAAAGAAATTCGCGACTCTGCTTCTGGTAAAGATGCTTCTGATGTTGGACAAAGAGCTAAAGCTATCAAGTCAATGATGCGTGTTCTTACTTACAAAGCCGCTAAAGCCCGTGTACCAATTCTATTCTCGAATCACGTTTATGATTCAATGGAAATGTTTCCGACTTTGGTTAAGACACAATCAGGTGGTAAAGGACCGATCTATCTCGCATCTGTCTTGGTTCAGTTGAGCACAAAGAACGAAAAGGTATCTGATAACCCGAATGAGGAGTCAATAGCTATTGCTCATAACATCTCAGGGGTTACATTAGGTGCCCTAACAATTAAGAATCGCTTTGTACCTAACTACCTTAAGACTGAGCTTTACCTTAACTTCAAATCAGGTTTAGATAAACATGCTGGTCTCTTTGAAATTGCAGAAGCGTTTCAGGTTATTCAAAAGCCTGGTCGCACTGTTATGTTTAATGATGAGTCGTTAGGTTATCGTAAAGATCTAGAAAAGAATCTTGAGTTCTGGGGTAAAATTATGCCTAAGCTCGAAGAAGTTCTTCAAGATAAACTCTGTTACGGTAGTTCAGAGTCGTCAGTTGATATTGAAGAAGAAGTCAATAATATTGATTGATGTCTTCTAAGCTCGATCTTGACTATTACGAGAATATAATCCTCTTTAACTCTTTACTGAGTCAAGAGTATCTCTCGTCGATCATTGAGTACACCGATCCGGAGTACTTTAGTGATAAGAACATTAAGACTATTTTTAAGTCTATTGTTTCTTTTTTTAATGAGAGAGGTCTTTGTCCTACGACTACTGAGTTAAAAGCTCGTTTAACTACCGAAGAAGAAAAGAAGGCCTTTAACGAAGTAGCTGTTAAGTTCAAAGAGCTTGATACAAAGTTTAATAAAGAAGAACTAATCAATAATACTGAAAGGTTCTTACAAGAGCGTTGTTTATATAAAACGATTGTTGAAACAGCTGAAAAGTATGCTCAAGGTAAAACTGATCCTGCTGAAACTCTTAAGGAGTTTGAAAAGGCTTATAACATAACCTTATCTGAAGATATTGGTTCATGGTATTTCGAAGACATCGATGAACATATTAAAGAGCTTACCAAGATCTACAATCCTATTCCTACTGGATGGAAGTTCTTAGATGAGAGACTTGAAGGCGGGTTATTCCCTAAAACCCTAACTTGCCTAGTAGGTCAAGTAAACGTTGGTAAGAGTATCTTTTTAGGTAACCTAGCCACTAATATGGTAATGAAGGGTAAAAATACCTTGCTTATTTCTCTTGAGATGTCTGAGTTCATGTATTCAAAACGTATTAGTACTCAGCTTACTCAAATCCCTCATAACGATCTTAAGATCTATACTGATGAACTTAAACAACAAATTGGTCATTTACGTAAGCAATTAGACTCAAAGCTTGTTGTTAAAGAGTATGCACCGAAAACTATCACGGTTCGTCATATTGATGGCTATATCGGTAAATTAAAACATAAAGGCTTTGTACCTGAAGTTGTAGTTATTGACTATATTAATCTCCTTAAACCTACTTCAAAGAATTTAAACTCTTACGCTGAGGTTAAAGAGATTGCTGAACAATTGAGAGCTCTTTCGTTTAAATATAGTATACCGTTTGTTACGGCATCACAATTAAATCGTGGAGCATTCAACACAGCATCGCCCGGGATGGAAGGCATTTCTGAAAGTATTGGCCTTGCTGCCACTTGTGACGTTATTTGCTCTCTTTGGCAGGAAGAGGAAGACAAAGAACTCGGACTCATTCACCTTGGTATGCAGAAAAACCGGTTCGGTGTTAATTACGGTCACTGTACCTTCAAAGTCAAATACGAAACGTTAACATTAACTGAAGTTAACCCTGACCATTTTGCTCAAGAGAATACTCAGCAAGCAGTACAAGAGGCTGAAAATACTTTAGCAAAATTAACAGAAGAAAAAAAGGATCCGGAACCTTGATTAATAGTTCTGTATGTAGTAAATACTCTACATACAAATGTTTAACGAAAAAGTCCTTAATGACTTTAATGCCAGAACAAATCCATTAAGTCAAGTTTGCACCAAAGAGTATATTCTTGGGGTGTTTAAATTTGGATCTTTCCTATCTATCATTCATAATAAAAGACTAAACCCAGCTGCTATATTTGTATGTATTTTAGAGAACAAAGAAATAAGAGACTTGTTTGTAGAGGTTACTCATTCAGACAGTGTGCACGAAGCCTTACTCGGCCTGTTGCAATTATACCCCCCGCTATTAAAATCGAAGAACACCAAACGGTTGTTTAAGAAATCGATAGCAAAGTGATTACTGATTTAGAGCGCAGAATTTATAACAAACACTTAGCCGTATCTCGTTCTCTTCGAGGTAAGGCTTTTAAGTTAAAACAAAACTTTGACGATTTTCAAAACGATTCAAAATACATTCATATAAAACGCCTTGCTACATTTTTTTCAAAGTACCCGGATGTAAATATGGATACATATTTTATAGCACCCTATAAAATCTATTCTGATGTTCCGTATTTTGATTTAGCTTATTTTGCTTCTCCGAGAGCTATCAAGACATATACAATTTATAAACAGCAGCTCTTACAAGAATCTCCAGACTCGCAGAAAGATGACGTTAAACAATCTCTTACATTTCTTGTCCGTTACTGCTTGCAAAACAATATTCAACTTCACGATTACATTTATCACAAAGAGAAGAGTATTGAACCGATTTGGACCTATCACATTAAACATAACAAAATTAATCCTTACGTTTTAATGGAGTTTCCTAATATCTTTCATACAATACAAGAAATGCCTAAAGACGAAAGAGAGTTCCTGCTAGGACGTTTTGGAACTAATTTTCTTGAATACCGCACTCGATATATGAATTCTAAAGAACTAAGACCTTTTCTTGAAAAGGCTTTTGTTCGCCTAAAACTTTTTGTAGATAAAAACTTGAACTCTGCAAAATATCAACCATAATAATAACACTATGACATTCACGAAAAATATGTTTAACGAAATTAAGGCCTCTTTGACTGATAAGAAGGATTCTTCTTACAAAGAGATCATGAAATTTGAACCGGGTAAGACTTACGTTGTGCGTCTCGTACCTAATGTAACTGATCCTAAATCGACGATGTATCATTACTATCATCACTCCTGGAACAGTCTCTGCACTGGCCAGTTTGTTACTACCCTCTGTCCTTCGACTTATGGAGAGCAATGCCCAATCGATCAGCTCGTTCTTAAGACCTACAATACAGGCTCTGCTGAAGAGAAAGAGAAGATTAAGCCTATTACTCGTAAAGAGAACTGGTTTGTTAATGCTTATGTAATTACTGATCCTACTAATCCCGAGAACGAAGGTAAGGTTAAAGTTATTCGTTATGGTAAAGAATTAGCTAAGATTATTAACTCCGCTATTGATGGCGATGACGCTGATGAATTCGGTGTTAAGATCTTTGACGTTGCAGAAGGTTGTTCCCTTAAGATCAAATGTGAGTCCCGCACCGGTATGGGTGGTAGCCGTGCTTTTGTTACTTACTCGGCTTCTAAGTTCACTTCACCCTCTAAGCTAGAAGGTATTGATGCTAAGAAGCTTGATGCTATCTATGAGGCAGCTCACGATCTTAGTAAATTTAATAAACCCAAGACTTATGCTGAACTTCAGCGTATGCTTGACCAACATTTCTTCTGCATCCAGGATGTTACTAGTGTTGAAGAGGAGGATGAAACTCCAACACCTGCTAAGGTAGCTGAGTCTAAGAAGAATGATGCTCTTGATTCGATTTTTGCTGGAATTAAGGAGTCTTCTTCTAAAGAAGTTGAAGAAAAGCCTAAGGCAGAAGAAAAACCTGCTGTTGATGACACTGACGCTAAACTCAAAGAACTTCTTGCTTCACTCTAATTTATGTTTAAAAAGAAACTACAATACGCTAATCATAATATAGTTCATACACCAGAAGAAACAGAAGAATTGATAGCAAAAGGAGCAAAGGCATACGAACAATATTTAGATGCTCTTGGCTTTGATTGGCGTAATGATCCTAATAGCGCTGATACACCACGGCGTGTAGCTAAGGCGTTTGTAACTGACCTAGCTATGGGTTGTTATACTGAGCCTCCTAAAGTTACAGCATTTGATAATGTAGATAACTATGATGGCATGGTGTGTCAGAATAATATTAAAGTTGTTTCGATGTGTTCCCATCACCATGCACCTTTTATGGGTGTAGCTCACGTTGCTTATATTCCTTCTAAAAACGGTAAGGTTATTGGTTTATCAAAACTTAATCGCATCGTTGATTGGTTTTCTCGTAGACCTCAAGTACAAGAAAATCTTACAATGCAGATTCATCAGTATATTGATGCAGTCTGTGAAAAGAATAAAGGTGTAGCAGTATTGATTGAAGCTAATCATACCTGTTGTTCTAACCGCGGCATTAAACATGATAGTACTATGCGTACTGCTAGAATGTCTGGATCTTTCTTAGATGAAAAAGATAATTCAAGGGCAGAGTTTTATAAGTTTGTGGAATTCGCTCAAAATAATAAAGGACACATTTCTTAAAATGATTACAGATGAACAACTAGCAACAGCTCTTGTGGCTAAGATGGCCGGAATGGAACTAACAAAAGTAGATGCAAATACAATCACTCAATCTTCTACTGGTCCTGCTACCAAGATTGACCCTAAGAACTTCCTTCCAGGTGTTCAACAGATGCAGCAAAATCAGCAGCAAAGAATGATTGAGGAGCTTAATAGACAAGCTACGATGGCCCATCCGTTACCTCAGCAGCAAATGCCAGTTCAACAAGCTCCAGTTGTTCAAACAGTTTCCCAGCCTCAACTTCAGACCTTTACTGGTCAGGATCCTAATCAATTAACTTTTGATTTTATTGACGAGGCTACTCAGAAAAAGTCACTTAAGCAGCTTGATTTAATTGTTGACTACCTTTATTCTATCAACAATAAATTAGACAAGGTTTTATCGCGTGACAAACATTCTATCTCTTAATAAAGAATCCTTCGTACAGAAGTTTTTAACCCCTATCAGTAAACTAGCTGATAACGTTTCTATCTCATTCAATGATGATGAGGTATTTACTACTTGTGCATCTCAAGACGGATCGATTGTACTCCTAGCTAGTTATAAGACAGATACAGCTGTAAGAGGTATTCCTCGTATTAATCTTCCTGACGTTAAGAAGTTTGTAAGACTACTTGATTGTGTAGATCATGACAATATTGCACTGACTATTGAAAATAACCATCTCAAATATGTTACTCCATCTTTTAAGTTCAATTACTTCTTACTAGAAGATAGCTACATGCAGCGGTGCCCAGTTAACCCTGAAAAGATCAAACAGCTAAAATACGATACTGCTTTTCTTCTCCCTAATACAAAGTTTAACGAGGTGTTAAAAGGCAGCTCTATTGCTACAGATTCAGATAAGCTTTACTTCTACACTAAAGACGATAAAGTGTATTGTGAGCTCAATGATCTTGAAAGACAGAATATTAACAATATAACTTACCTTGTTGCTGAAAAGTTTGTTGGTGAAACTATTAAAAATACTCTGCCGCTTAATTTAGAGAATATCCGGCTCTTAGCTGGTACTAAATGTAATGAATTTACTGTAAAGGTTAACAATGAATTAAAAGTTACTCTTTTTCAGATTGAAGAAAAAGATATAGATATAAAATTTATTATATCAGCGCTGGTAAAATAACACCTTGTAGTATAAGTTTTAATATGTCAAATAAATTGTCTACATTAGGTTATACGTTAAAGCGTTTGCGCGACTCAGGTTACTATGCTCACAAACTCTTTACAGAATATAATGAAGCTGATCCTCGTGCTTGGACAATTATAATTGACCCAGGTATTACTTCAGTATTTTGTACCTGTTTTGTAAATGAACCTTTTTTCGGGGACACTTATTTTGAATTAACAGATGGAGATCAAAGAATCCCTGGTCGTTTAAAAATTTCTACTTCATCTTTTGAAGTACTTGTTGAGCATTTAGTCAAATACAATATCAATAATAAAGCACCAGGGTACAATAAGAAATTTAGCCAAACAAATAAATAATAGAGGTATGGCTAAAGGCGAAAAAGATAAAAATAAGCCTACCAAGAGAAGTTACCGTAAAAAGAAAACAGAATCTCTTGGCCTGAGTGCCTTAAATGCTACTGAAGAAAGTATCCTGCCCGAGAAGCAACTAGCACAAGTTGAAGAAGTAATTAAAAATGCCTTCCTTCGTTTTGCTGATGCTGCTCAAATGAAGCAGTATAAAGTACAAGACCTCGAACATCTTGACAGTGTTGTATCAGAATTTTTAAAAGCGTTTATGGTTTTAGGTTATGACCTAAACGGGGAAAAGGTTTTTATAATGCATGCTACAAACCCTAATGACAGAGATGCATTAGTTGAACATCTTCGTACAACTCTCCTAGGAATTATTAATGCCCAGAGTTAAATAACTTTGTGGCAAAAAAAGAAGAAGTATTTAAAGATCCCTACGAAGACATCATAATAGAGAACCCTATAGACGACTCTCAGTTCTATAGAGGTGATAAAAATGTTCCAAAAGAGGATGCCCAGTTTGAATGGACTCCTAAGATGGTTAAGGAGATCAAGAAGTGTAGAGAGAATATTATACACTTTGCTGAGAATCACTTCTGGATTGTAAACCTGGATCGAGGTAAGATGAAGATTGAGCTCTATAAGGCTCAAAAACGTGCTCTCAAGTCTCTAGCTGACAATAGGTTTGTCTGTGTCTTAGCCTCCCGTCAATGTGGTAAGACAACGATTACTACGATATACGCACTTTGGAACACTTGCTTTTTTGATGACCAGAGAGTTATTATTGTAGCCAATAAAGAAAACACCGCTATTAACATCTTTAAGAGAATAAGAATGGCGTATGAATTATTACCAAACTATCTCAAACCTGGTGTTAAAGAGTATGGTAAAACAGGTGTCACTTTTGCTAATGGTTCCAGTATAGGTATTTCTACCACAACATCGACAGCTGCTCGTGGTGATACGGCCTCTATTCTCTGTATTGACGAGGCAGCCTTCATTGACCCTCACTTCATGGATGAGTTTTGGAAATCGGTTATTCCGATTGTCTCATCTGGTAAGAAGACAAAAATTTTCATGGTCAGTACCCCAAACGGTTCTGGTAATAAGTTTTACGAAATATATTCTGGTGCTGAAAAAGAGACAAATGGTTGGACAGCTGAAAGAATTGACTGGTGGGATGTCCCCGGAAGAGGTGAAAAGTGGCGAAAGCAGATGGTAGCTGCTCTTGGTTCTGATGAAGCTTTTCAACAAGAGTTTGGTAATACGTTTCTTGATGCCGGTAATTCTGCTGTCGGTGCTTCTGTTATTGAAAGGTTTAAAGAAAATAAAAAACCTGCCATTCATACTAGTGATGAAGGTGCGTACAAAGTCTTTGAGGTCCCGGATATTAACAAGCTTTACGCAATTGGTGTTGACGTTGGAGAAG